TAAGAAATACAAAGAGAGAGATAAAAAGGTCAAGGAGTGTGCGAGTATATGCCTCCCCAAAAACTGGGACGCCTTTGACCAAAAGAAGATAAAATCGACAGAACTCCAATACAAAACACTCGAAGAAGTGAAGGCGGCCGGTGCGGTCGCCGACCAGCCCGTGTGTTCCAAGGATATCGGTGGAGGTAGGTGTGAATCCCATTGTATATCGAAATGTGAAGAAATCACGAAACTTGATCTCGGTACGGTCGGAAATGCGGCGAAAAGTGTAGTCAATAAGGCGACAAATGTCGCGGGTAGAGTCGCAAAATCCGGTATGAATGTCGCGGGTAAAATACTCGGGCCCATATGGAAAAAAATTAAAATGCCATTCATGATCATACTCGTCCTCATTATATTGAGTGTCGTTATGAAGTTCATGCCTAAAGGCCGACCTCGCGCACCCCCTCCCGCCGTATATTAAAGAGATAAAGACATATTTATGTAATGATTCTCTCCATTGATGTCGGGATTAGAAATTTAGCTATGTGTATGCTTAATGAAACATCAAACTTAATTGTTAAATGGGACGTATCCGGTATCCCACCACAACATTCAGATGGTGTCTATGTTTCTTTAAGAAAACATCTAGACGAAAGACCATGGGTTCTCGAACCCAAAATAGTACTAATAGAAAAACAGCCGGATCGGAATAAGAAGATGGTCTCGGTTATGCATTTTTTACACGCATATTTCATCATTAAACATCCTACCGCCGAGACTATAATATACGATGCTCGTCATAAAATACCAGACGTTGCCGGTCCGGGTAGGTCTCAATATCTTCGACGCAAGAAAGTATCGATCGAACGATGTCGGGCTTTTATAACGCGAGATGACGTAAATAAACACTGGGTAGAAATTTTTGATAATTCAAAGAAAAAGGATGATTTGGCCGACACGATCATGCAAGCATTGAGTTTTGTAAATAGAGTCGAACCTACGAGTACGTCGAAGAAGAAAAAAGTAACAAAAGTTATCCCGAGAAAACCAAACGAAAATCAAAAGAATTCCAAATATTCTAAATCAAATTTAGCTTACATACTAAAAAATAAATTGGATGTAGAGGTACTAGAAAAAAATAAAAGATTTATGAAAGATCTGCATAGATATTATAAAAATATAGATGAACTAAAACGGGACATGGAATAAAATCTTAATAAGAATCTGAATCATCCGGAGGAGAGGGATATGTGATGAAATCGTATTCACCACTATTAAATGAAAATTTGCCGACATCGTGTGTCTTAATCCAGCAATCACCGGTTGCGTGAGAAATACACGGAAGCATGTAACCCTCGAGACGCTCCGATTTACTCAAAATACCCGACGTTCTCTGTTCAATTCTCCCCTGTTCCATTTTTGATACACATGTTCCACACATACCAACTCTACACAAATACGGAACATTGAACCCCTGATCCTCTAGATTATCTAGGATCGGCGCCCCACCGTCAATATCAAACGATTCAATACCCTCGGGTGATTCTATCGTGATCTTATATTTGGGAATCCGTTTTGTTCGTGGATGTTTGAACCTCCCATTATTCCACGAAGATCTACGATATGCTCGCACGAAACCTGGACGAGTGATCCAAGTTTCCGACATTATTAATACAAACGGGTATGAAATCTTTATACAGCATTAAAGATTTAAGTCATGTAGAAAATATAGAAGAAATATGCAAGACGATGACAACTTCAGAAAAGTCTTGGATTGGGGATTTGTACGCCTCGTTGACCACATGCCTCGGGAAGATTTGGATACCTCGATCGTTCAAGCGGCACGCGTCTCTTATGGAGATGGAACAAAGACATCTCGAGGAAACCGAGGACTTATTCGATATCTCCTTAGACACTGGCACACAACCCCCTTCGAGATGGTCGATTTCAAATTTCATATCAAAATGCCGATCTACATCGCACGACAACACATGCGACACAGAACTGCCAGTATAAATGAATTATCTGCGCGGTACTCCGTTGTTCCTCGGGACTACTACGAACCGGACGTTATGAGAGCGCAATCGGTAGTAAATAGACAGGGATCGGAAGGAGAGGTTGATGTACCGGAAGAACTCATCCAAAAAATGAATAAACATTTGGGAAATTCATTTGACGTATATGAAGAACTTCTAGAATCCGGATGTTGTAGGGAACAATCTAGAGGAAACTTACCCCAATCTACATATACCGAATTCTATTGGAAAATCAATCTTCACAATTTATTACATTATCTTCATCTCAGGATGGAACCGGGTGCGCAGCAGGAGATTCGTGAATATGCCAATGCTATTTATGACCTAGTGAAAGACCTTGTACCCATAACGATGGAAGCGTTTATGGATTTCAGAATCAATGCGATCCAGCTCACCGGCCCCGAGATAGAAGCTATCCGAAATGGTGGGACACTGACGTCACCCGGCGAAAGACGGGAATTTGAAGAAAAGCTAAAAAAATTAAACCTATTTGAAAAGCTGACGACAGAAGGTGAATGTGAAAAAACATGACGAGAAAAATAATGTTGTCACAAGTTAACCTACAAAATGTTATCGATTGTTGCGTCGTCAGCGAGTGGGACTTTGGGCTCTACTCAAAAGAGATTCAAGAAGTTTGGTCAAAAAATGAAAAAACAAACGGATATCACCAATATCCAAGAGAAAATGCGAGAAGTCGCACGGGAAGAACAACGTCGGTCTAGACAAATATTTGACGACCACAAAAAATTCTTCCAAACCGAAAAATCTAAATCTAAACCGAAAACAAAGAAATCTAAGGCTGTTGAAACCATAGATGTCTTTGAAAAGTAAATTAAACCGTCATTATTTTCCCATGTTGTTTTCCAATATGTAAAAATAATATCACTTTTGTGACGACATAGTAAGCCATATAGACGTGGCCACGCACAAGATCGTCAGTGGGGTGTGTTCAGTTTGTGCGGCAAGAATAGACACTAATATACTATATTGCGCAAATCTAACCTCTCTGCCCGTTTTATTCATCATGCGCTTCATCTGTGCTCGAGATTTTTCTAATCCTAACACGGCCGTACTTATATCTCTCACTCTGCTTGGCATTTCTGTGGTAGATGTAATCATTTCACCTAGAGATAACGCATCCTCTATTTCTGACTGTATCATAGGTTCAAGATACGTAAAATAATTGAAATCGGGATCCAATTCTTTACATATACCTTCTATTATACCAAAACTTTTAGCTAAGTATATAAAACTAGATGGAACAGTAAATGGCTTTTCTTCCGCTAGTTGAGAGGCAAAATCATCATTTACGATCACGCCACCATCCAAAGTTTCGAGATAATTTAGTATAGAACGGAAAAACGACGCAATATCTGATAATTCAGAAGATGTGGGGACGATTACACCCATCTCGACTAATTCATTTACTATGGCTGTGGTATCCTTATTTATTATATGTACAAGTATATTCGTAAAACCCTCGCGAAGTCTCTCGGATATGTATATCAGGAGACCAAAATCGTAAAAGACTAGCTCCCCGGTCTTCTCGGAAATACCCAAATTTCCGGGATGCGGATCCCCATGAAAGAATCCCTTATCCATGGTTTGAATCAGGTATGAATTTATTATGGCTTCACATACCTTCTTTTTATTGATCTTCTTATTCGTCAGTTCAGTTACTTTAGTTGATTCTACATACTCCATTACAATTCTATCTTGGTTTGACAACTTTTTATACACTCTGGGAACTTTAATCCAAGATACACCTTTCATCCCCTTTCTAAATGTTATAGCGTTATCTATCTCTTGTATATAATCCGCCTCTCCTAATAAATAATTTACAGACTCTTCTAAAGCAATGCCAGTACCCGTTCCGGTATCTATGCCGACCCACTCCAAAAAACTAACAATTTCTAATACATTATCTGTATCCGTTTTGAGTATTTCGTATATGTTAGGTCTTTTAATCTTAACAACTACATCTTTTCCGTTTTTTAACGTGGCTTTGTGTACTTGACCTATACTCGCCGATTTATATGGTTTTAAATCAAAATCTTCAAAATCGCTCATATCTACCAATCCTTCTACCGGCATGGCCGGAACTGCGTCCTGTAAGGATTCTAATTCCCGTGTAAATTCCGGTTGAAATAAATCACCACGGGAACTAGCAATCTGACCCAATTTTACAAATGTGGGTCCCAGCTTAATAAGCTCATTACACGTCCATCTACCCAGTTCTCCCTGATCTTTAACTGTTTTAGATTTCCACAAGTATCTACCGGCAAATTTCCAGGTCTTTATTTTCTGTTTTGACGGTTTTCGTGCTAAAACTGGCAGGGAGGGAATTTTCAAACTACCCGATTGTATAACCATACCTATAGTATGAATAGGTTTTTATTTAAAATAAAATATTTCCACATAGTAAAATGATTATCCCCAAGAACTTCCTCGGTCCAGTGTCCAAGCCGCTTGAACGTGGTCTCAGAATCCCGTTGGTTTTCACTCTGTTGGTGCTTTACCAAGGTCTTTTCTCCGGTAACGCGATCACCATTCCCAAGAACGTCCAAAAATTATTTGACAGTCAGACGTTCCGTTTCGTCTCCCTCATGATGATTGCGCTCACCGCCAGTCAGGACATCGAAGTTGCGTTGGTTTCGGTCTTAATATTCTTAGGTATCTTGTATACTTTTAAGACCCCAGAAGAGCGCAAGAAGACGGGGTTCATCTAAAATAAAATATAACTATACATTAGAATGAGAATTCACGTGATAGGATCCGGTCCGTCGGGTATGTCGGTTGCGTGGGAACTTCTCAACTTTACAAAACACGAAGTGGTAATTTATGACAAGAAGGTAGATGCGGGTGGTTCGTGGTGGGAACCGAGTACGGAGTACAGGGATTTGCATTCTCATAAATTAGCATTTGGATCGTATGTTAATTTTAAAAGCTCTCTCAAGGAGATGGGTATAAATTGGGACACATTATTCGTTCGAAATTATTACGATTATTCATTTATCCTACAGAATATGCGTTTGAAAGATTACGTGATTCTCGGAGATCTCTATCTCAAGGCCATGATCAATCCGGATAGATATAAGAAGATATCTCTCGAGGACGCCACAAAAAATCGCATGTCCAAATCTGGAAAGAGGGTTCTTCGTGCGATGACACATCAAATTGATGGCGTTGGATGGGATACGATGTCGGTTTTTGGCCTCATGGGTAGTTTTGATCATGTGAGTCTTTCCAAACAATACACACAACGTGTATCTGGTTTAGTTATGGGTCAAGCTATGAAAAAAGCATTAATAGAAAAGGGTGCGAAATTTGAATTTAACAAAACACTCGAAACAGTTGAATATGGTGACGATTCATACATAGGGGCGTTTAGTGACGGTACGGAAATATCTGATGGTATGTTGGTCATGTGTATAGATCACGAACCCGCTGTCAAATTAATAGGAGATAATTGGGGAGCTACGGCAGTAAAACAAATTAGCGAAAGTGCGTATGGTGCCATAAATGTGTTACTGGATTACGATCAACCCATAAAGATAGAAGACGATTTATATATCTCGATGCATACTCCGTGGAAACTTTACCCGGTAGTGTTATCCGACGGTAAAACTATATCTTGTACAATGGTAACGCTCACCGAGGAAATATTAAAAACAGACCCGGATACATTTTTAAAGGAAGTATGGAAGCAACTCAAAAAGGTTGGCGTCCCTAAACCTAAAAATATGCGATTCAGTTGGGGATCCACATGGACTGGTGAAAAGTGGAGAATCAATCAATCGTCGGGTGTTTTGAGCGTTCATGGACAAGTTCCATATTTTGGGAAATGTAAAAAGGTTGCGCTGTGTGGATTAATGTCTCCGAGAGATACTCCGTACTCTAGTATAGAAGGTGGAACCGAAGTGGGAAGAACATTTTGTCACCAAACGTTTGGGACGCGTAAAGCGCTCAAACCATTAAAATTGTCACACGTCTTACTTTTCACATTAATAATACTTATAGCTTACGGAATACGTAAGAATAGAAAACAATGAAGTTCTTGTGTCACGTTCATCAACCGATGTATGAACATAACGATAAAAAGTACATGAGAATTCTATTGTCTAGAACCACGTCCGAAATTATTCAACGTATGCATGACAAAAATATCCATAGATTGAATAATTCTATCGTAGACAATCCCCTAGATGGGAAGATTTTAACCATAAAGATACCATTTCGTTATAGGAGGGTCATGTGTAAGGTTATAGGTTCAAAACCTGTACAATCTCTTGTAACGAATGATGAAATAGAAGTTGATATATCATTTAAGGGGGTGTGGAATGTTGGAAATCATTCGGGATATTCTTGGGTGGCGGATTCAATTAATTCGTTTCAGTAACTTCTTCCTCCGATTCTTCGGGAATGGTCGGCGGGACACCGTCGTCATTCACCGGAGTAGCACCTTCCGGAACATTCGGAATTTCGACTTCCTCGAGACCACCTTCCTTAAATCCTTGGAAAACTCGCAAGGCACCTTCCAATCGGAGAACCTCCTGTGTCATGTTATTAATGGCTTCGGTCATCTTCTTAATGTTCTCCTCGACGTTGAGAATCGGCATGTTATGTTATATTATACATAAAGTTTTTATTCTTTAAACTAATAACGCGATGGGGGTTTTAACACGCACGGGTTATATCACCGGCGATCGACTCCAGGAAATAAAAAGGGAATTAACAGTAAGACCTTTGTGTAACAATGAATACGGATTCCCCCCGCCACCTTTTAAAGTTTTTAAACCAGCTAAGAATGGAGTGTGCGTTCCCAGATTCTACGGAACTGATAAACTGGGAGCTCCAGAAGAAGACAGACGACCGAAACCGGCCAGGGCTTCTATCGTTTTTAGCGGAAAACTTCGAAATGAAACCCATCAGGTTGAGAGCTGTAATAGGGCTGTTGAAAGAGGCTCAGGTATCATCTCCCTTCCCTGTGGGTATGGCAAGACCACCGTTTCGTTAGCTATTGCGAGTAAATTGGGATACAGAACAATGATCATAGTTCATAAGCAGTTTCTGGCGGATCAGTGGAGAGAAAGAATACATCAATTTTGTCCGGGTTCGTCGGTGGGCATAGTACAACAAGATAAGATACAAGTAGAAGGATACGATTTCGTCATCGCTATGTTACAATCCCTGACACAAAGAGAATATAGTTTTAAAGACTTTGAGAGTATCGGTACATTGATAGTAGATGAAGCTCATCATATATGTGCCAGAACCTTTTCGCAATCGTTATTCAAACTGTGTCCCAAACACATTTTCGGACTTTCTGCCACTCCAAATCGAAAGGATGGTCTCACGAAGGTTTTGAATTGGTTCATGGGTCCGACTATCGTTTCCATAGAGAGGAAAAATCAAGATCAAGTGGATGTATTCCCGATCGTATATAAATCGCCGTATTATGAAAATCCTCCACCGTGTACCCGCTTTGGTAAATTGTCCCTTCCCACGATGGTAACAAACCTAACCGAAGACCGAGAAAGGAACGTCATGTTAGTTGAACTCATTAAAAAGGCGTCATCCGGTACGAGACAGTTGCTGGTTCTCAGTGAGAGACGACTCCATTGTCAGATGTTACATCAGTGCTTTCCTAAGAATTCGGGACTTTACATGGGAGGCATGAAGGAAAAGGACCTCCAGGAATCCAGCAAAAAGAAGATTATATTCGCCACATTCAGTCAAGCACATGAAGGTTTAGATATACCAACACTCGATACAGTCATACTGGCAACACCAAAATCTGATATTACACAAAGTATAGGTAGAATAATGAGAGAGACAGCAGGGAAGAAAAACAACCCCCATATTTATGATATTCATGATACTTGGTCGATTCTAAGTGCCATGTACTTCAAACGATTAAAAGTGTATAGACAGGGAGGGTTCAATTTGCCCACAAATCTAAATAAACCCAATGATGCGGAAACGTCCTCCACATTCACTCAGGGAAAGTGTCTGTTTTTATAATGTGCATTATAAATATATACCGATGTCCGGTGCTCTGGTTGAGTTAGTAAGCAAAGGTGCACAAGATGTGTATTTAACAACTTCAGAAGGTATGAGTTTTTTTAACTTAAAATATCAACGACATACCAATTTTTCACAAGCCCCAAAGCTTATAAAAGAGATATCTACTGAAGACGTTTCTATTATAATACCAGTTTATGGAGATTTGTTAAACGCAGTGTGGTTCGAGGGGGTGGATCTATTGAATTCGTTCTTCGGGGCTAAGTTTTCCCTTTACATAGGAGGCCAGAAGGTTGATTCATATGATTTTGACTATAGTAGTGACATATGGCAAAACTACCTCGCAGATACATACACGAAATCACAGGAAATTAACAATAAATGTTCGACAACAAATCCTAACTTTTTATCGCTTCATTACTTTTTCGGTGATAATCAATCATTCATTCCCCTCGTGGCATTACAATTTCACCAAGTTGAGATCAAAATAGACTTTGCCCCGGGAGCAAGTGCTCAAAATATTCGGTGCTACGGCAACTATGTTTATCTCGACGCCGAGGAAAGAAAACGTTTCACGAACAAGAAAATGGACATTATTATCACCCAGTGTCAACAAATTAAAAAGACACTCGATTGTGATGACACTGAATATTATGAGGAAAGGGCGACAGAAGCACAAAATGAATACAACGAGGCCAATACGTTATTACAATCATTACAAACCGCTGACCCACCAAATAACACGGCAATAAATGCACAACAATTGGTGGTCGACCAAAAATTGGCCGAATACAACATATCAAACCTAGCCTCTAATACATATGTAACATCCACAAATGGATATAATGACATCGATATCTCACAGTT